ATATAAAGATTATAATATAGGCGTTGTTACTGGCAAAGTATCAGGCAATGTGTTTGCCGTGGATATAGATACTTCAGATGGTAAGCTTGGTAACGATAGCTTAATGGATTTATGTATGGCAAACGATGATTTGCCTGAAACATTAGAGCAGCTTACTGGAGGTGGTGGACGGCACTACCTATTTAAAGCACCTGATGACAAAGCTATAATTACTGGAAAGAATACTCTCGGATCAGGGATTGATACTAGAGGCGAGGGAGGATTTATTGTTGTCGCTCCCAGCAATCACAAATCAGGCAATCAATATAAAGTTGCTCATAATTCGGATATGGAAAAAAGTCCTGATTGGCTTGTTAACCTATTAGATGCACCACAATACACACAAGAAAATATTCAAAACGGCGAGCAAAATATGTGGGGCGAGCATATTGATGGCCGTGAGGGATATATGGTTAAATTGATTCTAGGCACGATTAGATCGTGGTGGGGTCAAAAAGGAATTTTACCTACAGTAGATCAGCTTATAGAAGAATGCTGGCCTATATATGAAAGAAAAGTTAAAGCAAGAGGCGAAAACTTATCTAATGATAAGCGTGGCCTCGATTTATTTAAACAAAGATCATGGTATCAACTGAAAAGAGCAAGTAAGAATGAATTAAGAATCTTGCATAATGTTGAGGCTGGATCAGAAAAACACTTGGCAAATTTGTCTAATCCTTTAAACCAAGTGTCGGAGGAGGGTGGTGGATTGGTCGCTCCTGAAGCTACTCCTCCTCTACTTATTACCGATTGGGGAATGCATCGATACGCTGGTAAAGCACCTGATCAGGAGTGGCTTGTCGATAATGTATTGCCAAGGCGTGTTCCTGGACTAATTGCAGCAATCGGTGGCCTCGGAAAATCATATATCTTATTAGACCTATGTCTTAAAGTTGCTGGTGGCGATCAGACTATGCATACCGAAACGGCGTTTGGTGGTAATATTATCCACAACGGCAAAGTCGTTTTCTTTGGTGCAGAAGATTCAGCCTCGTCAATTCATAGACGTATCGATGCTATATCTAATCCAACGTTAAGAGATCGTGCAGAAAATAATCTATTCATTGTTCCTATGCCTGATGCTGGAGGAACAAATGCTTTTATCGGTCAGCACCAAGGACAATATTCATTCACGGCTTTTTATCAGAATATAAAGAAACAGCTATTAGACTTTGGAGAAGTGGCTTTAGTTGTTATCGATCCCCTACAAGCGTTTGCCCATGCTGATATAAATACCGATCCAGCAGCAGCGCAATATTGGTGGTCTTTAATGTCGGAGTTATGCGTGTCAATTAACGGCAATGTACTCGTTGCTCATCATATGCGTAAGGACGGAACGTTTGCGATTAAGAAGTCAATGCAAGCAAGAGAAGCTATTCGTGGCACAACGGCACTCGTAGACGGCGCTAGATGGGTCTATGGATTGTGGAATATGCCTGAAGCCGATGAAATAGTCGTGGCTCAAAAGATGGGATTTGATGCTGGTCAGGGAACTTGTGTTTGTGGAGGAATAGTAAAGGTCAATGATCAAGCCGATATGTCCACTCATACGTTTGTAAGAGAAGAGGGAGGCTTGCTGATTGATAGATCAGGAGAAGTCGATGCTATATTAGAGGCCTCGGCAAAGCTGGATCGTGGACAAACTACATCTATATTTACCGAAATAGAAAAGCGATGGAATAATGAACAACCATTCGCCGTGGGAAACAATACTCAAAGATCATTTCTGGCGTGGATAAAGTCAGATTACGGAATGCCAAGCCGTTCAGCTAAAAACTATATGAATGCTTGGCTAGATCAAGGCTACCTCGAAGTAGCTACAATTGATGGACATAAAAACCTAAAAGGTTTGCGTGTCGTCAAACAACCAGACTAAAGGAGCGACAATGATTGGAAATAAAAAAGAGTTAACAAAAATACTTCTTACGCAAGAATTTATATTGCAGACGTTAAGAGATTTAGAAAAAGACGCTGAAAGGCGAGCAATACTGCTAAATAAAATCAATGATCAGGTGCAAAATATGTTACTTTCGCAAAACGCAAAAAGCGAAAGTAAAGGCATATTTAGCATAAAAATGCGAAAGTGAGGCTTAATATGGTTATATTTTGCGAAAGTAAGCATTCAGAAAAGGCCGTTTTTTGCGAAAGTAATGCGAAAATGTGCGAAAGTAACGCGAAAGTAAACCCCCCATACCCCCTAGGTGTTACTTTCGCAACACCATCTTGGCGATGGCTGTTGCTAACAGTAAACCTTATTGGAGGTTGCTATGGCTTATAGTGGGAAGTGGTCAAAGGTAAAAGAAAAGCCTAAATATACTGGAATCAAATACATGGCTCACGATACACCTAAGATGTATGAAGAGTCAGAAAAGTATTCTGTAATTCAAGCAGCAGTCAATGCAGTCGATAAGATAGCCAGAGATGCTGAACAACGTTGGGGCATAGGAAAGCTGGAAGAATTAGCTGATCCTGGACTAGCCGTCAGATTTGAGCAAGCAAGGCAGAATCTTAACTATGCGTTGCGTCAGGAAAGTATTAAGGAAGTCGTGGCTAAATCTGAAGATTTAATTCGTGGCTGGAGAATCATTGAAAAGAAAGTATTAGAAGCTGGTCATAAGCCTGAATGCGAAAGAGTTTGGCATATGGTTAATGACGAGGGAAAGAAATACGCTTTTGTTAATGACTCTTCCGATCATATACATTTCGATAAAGATATTACTGTTATGTCAATGGAGGAAGTGTTGAGAATAGTCGAGGCTCACTACGGCGAAATATACGGAGAAGTAAAAAAGCATTTTCATGGTGCAGAAATAGTAAGCATTAAACCAATTAAAAAAGAAAAGGATAAATTAAATGACGTCATTCCGTTCTGAAATGTTAAAAGAAGTAATCGATATTGTAGATAATAAGCGTAATTCCGAATACGGCGATCCAATGCATGTAATAGAAAAGACGGCAAAAATGATGGAGTTGTATCTTGATGCGCCGTGGCGTGAGATGAATCAATTCGTGGCTCTTGATGTTGTAGCTTTCAATGAAATACAAAAGATTGTCAGGAAGTCATTTAATCCTATGCATGAAGATTCTTATAAAGATNNCGGCTGGTTACGCCTCGATTGGATATGAGAAAGTCCAAGAAATAAAGCGTAACCAGCAAGGTAAGTGATTATTGACCATATCCGTCAGGACAACAGTTTTCACAAAATGTTTTGTCTTTATAAAAGTACGCAACTTCTGCACAAGTCTTTGCTCCACAGTCGTCGCATTCTTTATCGTAAACGTAGCATTGATCACAACTTTCAGTAATGCTATTGTCGGCTAACATTGGACTATAAACATAGCCACAATCTTGACAAACAAATACGCCGTTTTGCTCTTTTACATTTTTCATTTCTCGAAACCTTGTTGTACTGCCCAGCCAGCACCTCTGCTTTCAACATAGGTAACGCCACGCAATAATTCCAATAACTCTAAGAAATCGCCATCATATTCAGGCTTAACCGATCCGTGCTTAAATCCAAAATAATCAGCGTATTTTTTTATTATGTCTTCAATGAACATAACGACAATATTTGATCCTATGTCTTCAAAACAATCACGGCAAATAATACCATTATCAACACATTCATAATCAACAACTGAAACATTGCATTTATGGCAATCGACAAGCTGGCATTCTTCACATAGCCAGCCGTCCTCTTCCTCACGCCCACAAGGTATTCTGTTAACATGGTTGTTTGATCCGTATGAAGTGTCCTTACGACATTCCAAGCAGATTTCTTTACGATAAAGACTTCTATTTTTTGTTTGCTCTTGAATATCTTTAATTATTATTGCTTTAGTTTCACTTTTACTGTTTAAAAAATCAGTTATAGTTTCCCAATGGTCTGTAAATGTTTCTTGAAAGTACCATTGTACTTGCTCTTTAGTAACTTTCATTTAGTCGCTCCTTTAAAGTTATTCCAAACTCGTAGCCTCTTCTATAATAAGCAGATGATCGTTTGGATTCATTCATACTGCCGTTTTCAAAAGCATCGCTCACGCCCTCTTCAAAAGCCGTTAAATACGTTGCTCTTTTCTTTTCTAATGGATTGATCATTGCGTTGCTCCTACACAGTTATTACAAAAGACTTTCCCATTGTTTCCGTGAAATTCGCCATCACAGTATAAAGGCTCTTCAACTTCGTAATATTGATAATGGTTGCAACTATCACATTCTAAAGATTCAGTTTTAGGAATGACCAATTCATCTTCAAAATTAGTTTCTAAATCACCGTTACAATTTATCTTTACTGCATAAAAGCAATCTCTAACGCCGTCTTCATCGATAAATAAATGTAGATCATACCACCAGCCTTTATATTTAAAGCCTCCCCAAGAATCATATCTTTGGTCTATGTCTTGCATTTCCTTTTGAAACTTTTCAAAGTAATTAATCGCTACTTTTCTAAATTCAAAATCGCTTTCCCATAATTCTTTAATCTTCATTATATTAGG